CCATTGGCAATCATTAACGGCATCTCGTTAAAATCTTCCGCGTTCTTTAGATGAATGGTTGAATCGTAATCTTCCACCTCATATCGATTAATAAATTCATTTTTACAAGGTCTGAATAGGATAGCGAGTAACTTATTCAAATGCTTTGGGAACTCATTACAATTGGCATCCAGGTCTAACCATTCTCCAAATGTCATGGAATTGATGTCAGGCACGAATCTGTATTTCGTGAACTTCGTCATGAACTTAGGAACGTGTTTCGATGGGATGGCTAACAACGCTTCATCGAATGAATTTTTAATGTCGTTCATTTGCGATGGAGTAAGCAACAAAACTTTACTGCGTGGTAGTTTGGTAATCGATTGAACTTGGTTAATCAAATCGCCTTCGTTCATTGCAAATCCAACGTACTGACCAACGGTTATCTTTTCGGGTGAAAGGTCTAAATTAATCTTTTGCATTGTTCACCTCCTCCAATACTTTATTTATCCATTCATCAAATAGTACACTCATCTCAGTTTTAGCAATTCGTTTGCGTTGCTCCTTTTGTTGTAGCCACAACCCGAATAGCACACACATAGTGTACGTGTGTTTAGCGGTATCTTTTGCTTGGTCTTGATTCATTAATCTATTTTTATTTGATTCTCATTTAATATCTCATGGAATTTTTCACGCATCTTATCGAGCGCATCGAGTTGCTCTCCATTATACTCTTTGGTATTATACTTAATGGTACTACGCATCTCTTGGTCGAACTCCCATAACGCGATATATACCGAGTCCATATTAGTGAACTTTTTATGAGCCTCAATATCATCTGGCTCGTTAAGATTAAATTCGATTATCGCCTTCATAGTTTGTCGCTTATAATGATTTGAACTGGATCACCATTAGAACCTGTCAATTCCGTTGTTTGTTTTGGTTTGCCATACGCGCGGTCTAACAATACCTCTGCGGCTCTTATATCACCTTTCGCAGCTTTAGCGCGTAATGCTTTTAAAATGGCTTCTGCGGCTGTTATTCCATCCTTATCTTCACCCAATATATCCGCTAACAATTCATCCAATTGAGGAAGTTTCCTTGGTCTTCCATTTGGATTACCACTTTCACCTTTTTTAAATGGTTTTAAATTTTCTTGCTTCGGATTTTTATTCATTGTTAATTCACTGATATTCCATTTCTTTTGATAACTAATGATGGATCAAGTTTTTTCATCCTATCAATTATGACTTGGCAATACTTTGGATCAAGTTCCATTCCATAGCATTTGCGTTTAAGTTGATGTGCTGCTACCATTGTAACTCCACTACCTAAAAAATAATCACAAATAAGTTTAGATGATTGCCCAAATTTATTAATAGACCAAGATACTAATTCAATTGGCTTTTGTGTTGGATGTACTCGATTTGTTTTTTCAGATGCTTTTGTAAATTGACGAACAACACTTCTTGCATTACTCCAAGCAAGTTCGCAATCGGTTTGGTCTGAAGCTCCATTGTTTTTATCCCATACAATCCAGCATTCCGAATCGGGCAAACAACTTGAATAATAATTTGCACCCCACCAAATATGAGCAGCGTTTGGATAAAGTGAATATATCAAATTAAAAGAATCTTTTGCAGCGTTTGTATCGGAGTCTCCTAAAATATCCGTTCCGTATTTTTCCTTTAACACACCACTTTTACTAACAGCATTCATTCCATACGGTGGATCCGTAAAAACCATATCTGCATTTTTTCCATCCATTAATCGTGCAATTGAATCACTATCTGTACTATCCCCACACAACAAACGGTGTTCTCCAATTTCGAATAGATCACCTAATACAATATCAGTATCAATTCCACCTTCTGGAACATCAAAGTCATCTTCCACTGCATCCAGTTCAACCGTTGGTATGAAATCGGGAATGTCCAATCCCCAATCATTCAATTCATCTGCATCCCATTCATTGGCTATAATCTCCCAATCCCATTCACCATAGCCAAGATTATCTTTAATAATAAAAGCTCGTTGTTGTTCTTCAGTCCAATTAGCAACGATGACTGGAACTTCTTTTAATCCAGCTTCATTACATGCTTTCAATCGCATATTACCGCCCAACACAATCATATCTTCATTAACAATGATTGGTCGCTTATCTAACATCTCCGGAAAGTCCTGAATTGATTTTACCAATTTTTTAAACTTATCATCTTTGACAAGACGAGGATTGTTTGGATTGTTTTTTATTTTCCAAATTGGTAAGTATTCAATTTTAGAGATTTTATTCATATTTCTTTATATATGTAGCAAATGTAGTTTATTTTTAATTAATTAAAATAATATTTAATCCAGAGAATAGATCCTGAGCATAAAGAGAATGAGAATATCCTAACTGACTTTAACATCAGTTGTCATTCACTCTCTTTGCTTAAAAGTTCATTCAATCCGTCGAATGAGTCCTTTCGCTTTCAAGTTTCAAAGCATCACCGTTGACCTTTGACCTGGACACTACTTTAACGAGATATTCGGCTCTCGTGATGGTCTTGCGGCTTTGTCCTTAATGCTACCGCTGCGCTGTGCCATCATCCCCTTGTAACGCGTATTCCTTTTAACCAAGCGTATTCGCACCGCCATTAAAAGAAAATCCCCCAATCATTAAAACCTGTTGAGAGTTAAAATGAAAGGGGGAAATATCTATCTACTCTCAACACAACAAATATAAATTGAATTGTGTTGAGTTCTATTTATCGTTTTCAACAATCAAAGAATAAATTAAAATCGGTAACCAAAAAATCCCTGTAACAATTAGACCTATGAAATTGTTACGAGAAAAACGTAATGTTCGATTGAGGAACATCAAACTCATCAACCCAATAAGTGATAATGCGATCACCGTATAGGAGATAAAACAAAAAAGAAGCAGATTCATAATCAAGATTGTTTTCTTCTTCGTCCACGTTTCTTTGGTTGAATGGGTTGTTCTTCTTCTAATTGTAGCACTTCTTCCCTTTTCAATTGTTTATTGAGTTCCGCAATGGTTTGATTAACACAAGTCACGCAGCTTGTTACCTTTTCATTGCGGCCAGTCATCAATGACTTTAAACGCGCCAGTGTAATCCGCTCATCGTTGTTTAATGCACCATTCTTCCGAGCATTAAAAAGAAGCGTTTGCGCATCCTGTATTAATGAACCATCAACAACTTTCTCCCATTTCCCGGCAGGACAATCGGATAACGTCATTTTTGTTTTTACATCCAAAAAACAACCACATGGTTTAAACTTCACACCGTCAAGTGTCATCGTTTCACCAAGTGGATTTAACTTGTTGAGTGGTGTACCACACGTGCGCGTTGTCGCGTTGTATGCTGGGCATTCAATACAGATAGCCATTCGTTTGTTGGCCATTTCAATAATCGTATTCATAGTCGTATAATTGATTTTCTTAATTCGTCCTTTGCCGCTTTCACGGTTTGGTAAAGATAGCTTTTTGGAATGCCTGTTTCGCGAGAAAGTTCATCGTAACTAAAATCATTCAGCGCATACAGATAAAACACTTCGCGTTCAAAGAATGGAAGTCGGCTAATGTAAATATCTAATTGCTCATTCGTCAACCTATCAGCCATCCACACTGATTCAACCGCCATGTTTTGGAGATGCTCATCTGTAATGTCAGCGTAAAGGTCTGAATGCTTACGATAAAGGTTGTGATATGAAGAACGGTTACTGTAATAAGCGATTCGAATGGCATGAGCAACGTATGCTTCAATATCTTTTATGTGATCAAGGTTGTTTTCGAGAATGCGGCCAATGGTATCGTGGAGCAAGTCGTCCGCTTCAAACGAATTAGCGGTTAATGATAACGCTATCTTGCGCCAATGGTTATATCGCTCCTTTGAAATAGTCATCAATTACTTTAATGGTTGCTTCGAAACCTTTACTATATGTAGCGTAATAACCTCTTTCGTTTAATTCCTTGATCCATTCCTTTTGCTCCTTGCTTACCACACCTTTGATATCTTTAATCTCAATCAACAACCCATGATAATTCCTCATTGGCTCGAAGATTTGCAAATCGGGAACTCCTTTCACATAGCCAGTGGCCTTCATTTTAATCGCTTGTTTCATGGAAGTACGCACCCCACCTGCGGAAGCGCAGTATAATGCACCGGGATAAGTGTATTTTAAGTAATCAATAACCGCCTTTTGCACCCCAGCTTCACCACTAAATGGCTTTTTATATGTTTTTTTGTACGATTTTTTTACGCTAGAAATCAATGAGTTATCGTTTAGTAAATTAAATTTAACAAATTTCTTCATTTTTTTCTTGTTTTATCAAAATAACTTTACATATATTTGCAAACACAAACAAAGATAAACAAAAAACAAAAAACTATGAAAACAATAGCAAAACACACTGGTTACTTCCTTATTAACGAAAAAGGAAACTTGGAAATGGTTACTTATTCACCTGACCAAAATTTAAGCGGGCAAAAAGCATCTGATTCTTATGCACTTGCACAGGGTTTATTTATAGACGAAGTATCACACGACCTTTGGCTTACTGATGTAAGATGTTACAGAGTAGTTGGAACTCCAAGCGGACTTCAAACCATCAAAGATTTGAATTGCAGAATTATTGCAAAGCGAACTTTTGATTGGGATATGTCAAAGCCAATGGGAGAAAGACAAATCAACTTGAAAAAGTCAAGTAAATGGGATGAGTGCTTTACTTTTTACAAAAACAAAAAGTAATTAATACAGGGGTTTGGCAAATAATAAAAAATTAAATAATCAAAAGGGGGGGTGCGCATCCACAACGCATAATAACAAAGAAAAACAAAAACAAAATGGAAACAATGTACCAAGTTCACATCAAAGAAGGAATCAACGCGGAAGTTCGCAATTATGATTCATTAAGTAACGCTAATCGTTACGTTGTAGAGAAAGCATCGGAAATGGGTTTAACCTACGGTTACGATGCAGATGGATGGGCATTCGCTCATGATGGCGAAAACAGTCCTTGTTCAACTGAAATATTCATTTTTCAAATCATTTAAGATCATGGAACAATCAAGAAAAGCATGGAAGTTGGAGGTCACTTGTACTGAGTTGACAATCCTACAAATAGCACTCCGCAGATTTATGGAGAAATATGATGGTGAAGTTTTTGAACCTCATGAACTGCTAAGCACAATGGAAGAGCTATGGACATACAAGTATATTAGTCAAATAAAAGATGGACAACTATGAAGCTCAATCTAACCTACCCCAAAAAGTTCATTTGCGTTCAATCGTCAAGTTACCCAACCGAACAACTCGACTTCAACCAAATAGCGCAGCACATTGCGAACGGAACTAAACGCACTCCACTCGAACGCATGGAGGAATTGTTAAACGAAAAAACCTATCAGAAATAATGCCCTGGATTAAAGACGAAGATGGCCAACCGATATTGGTTGCCAAAGATTCAACCGAAAACAAGTTGGACGAATTTCACATGCAAAGAGATAATCAAATAGCAAAAAACAGTTATACACTTAAAAACCAAAAAAAGATGAAAACAAGTAAAGTTAAAAACGTGCAGCCAAACGGTCAGTTCAAAGACATGAATGTGTTTGAGGTTGCTTTTGAAAACGGAGACGCTGGTAACAACTACGCAAAAGGTAACTGCCGCTTTGAAGTTGGAAAGGAGTATCAGTATGAAATTGGTGGAAGTGGCAAAACCCCATCAATCAAATTCATTGGTGAAGCTGGCGCACCTGCCAAATCATTTGGTGGTAATGGTGGTGGAAGTTATCAAAAATCTCCCCAAGACAAAGCGGAAATAGCGCGAGCGGTTGCGTTAAAAGCTGCGGTTGATGCCATTGGCGCAGGGGAAGAACCTTACAAATATGTGAACTGCGCATTGTATTTTGAACACTATCTAACCACAGGCCAACAAGCTAACCAAGACGCGGTTGATAATGCTTTGAATGATAGAAAATCAGATGCTAACAATGACCTACCATTTTGAATACCTAAAGAATGGATAAGCACATTACAATTGCAAATAGAATGAAAACAGATTTCCAACAACTGATTAAAACCCACTTCGGTAACACGCTCAAATTTGGGCGCGTTATCGGAGTGAGTTACCCAACCGCATGGCGATACGTCAACTATCCTGTTTATATGCGATTAATTGACATTCAAAAGATATCCGATGAACTGAATATCGATATCAAGATAATCGTTCAAATGGCAATAAATAGCAGCGTAATAACAATCAAAAACGAAGGTGATGAATAAGTACTTACTAAACGCTTACGACAAATTGAAGATGAACATGATTCAATCACCCATTGCATTCGATTTACTGCACGACATTGTGACCAATCCAAACGCGTCAACGCTAACTGAGATCATCAAATATGACAAGGAAAAAATGGTGCGTCCAGATGGTGACGAATTAACCAATGATATTTTACAAGCTGTTTGCAATGTCTGTAAAATTGCACCACATGAATTGTTTTGTCGCGCTCGTTATCGCGAGTTCAATGATGCTCGAATTATTTACACTACTTTTTTGCGTATGGGCACTGATTGGAGTTTCGCGAAAATGGGCAGCCATCTAAATCGCCATCACGCAACAATGATCCACAACATGAAGGCATTTAACGCGCTAGTTCAAACGGATAAAAAGTTTCAGAAAAAAATAAATGAAGTGATCCGCATATTGAATAGTAAAAAAATTTATACATTTGACGATATTCTAACTACAAAAAAATGGAAACATGAACGAACTTACGGAAATCTTGAGAGAGGTGCGCGAATTGCACATAAAACTCGATTACTTACTCCAAAAGAAGCAAAGCGACAGCAACAGATTCACACCGCCAACGCTTGAGGAGGTCGCTGAATATTTTATTGAACGTGTGCCAAATGCAGCTACAGAGGATGCTCTCAACTTCGCAGATATATTCATTAGCCATTACACGAATACAAATTGGTATTACGGCAAAAAGAAAATGAAGGACTGGAAAGCTGCGATGAGATCAGCATGGAAATTACACGAATTTATAACTAATAAAAACAACAACAATGACACAATTGGTCGAATACAAAGGACTCAATTACAAGAGTGGATTGACGCCGAATGAACGCGCATACCTTGAAGCAAAGGAACAGGTGAGGTTGTGCGACATCACACTGCAAATGTTCAAATCATTAATTGCGAGAACGGTTGTAATAAGTGGAATTAAACAACTGCCATCCAGCGAAGAAACGCAAATGCTATTTACTAACGCGATTCATTACTACGCATACACAACGATTGGTGAATATGCGTTAGCATTTGAGATGAACGCGGCAGGGGTTGAATTTCCACGCGTTGAAAATTACGGCATGATAACTATTCAGTTTCAATCGGATGTTCTAAAAAACTACACGAATGTCCGTAATCAAATGAACATCGCATTAGAGAAAAAGAAAACAAAGATGGAAACACCGATAGGCGAATACAATGAACCGATCAATTGGAAGGAGATGTTTACAACTGATATTCAGAGGTGGAAGGACAACCAACGGACAACTGTAATGATTCTCGCGCCTAACTTCATTGCGAAATTTTACGAACTTGAAGCTATCAACGATGACTGCTGGACCGATGAACAATGGAAACAATGGAAGTTCGCAGCGCGATTTCAAGTCATCGAAGATTTGCATCTGACAAAAACGCGATTGGAACGCATGAACAAGGATGAAAAAATCTCCTTTAACCAATCAGTTCAAAAAGAGTTGATGCGCAAGTTATATGCGGATATCATGGATAGCACGATTTTACAGCAACGAATAATTGATAAGTTATGAAAACTTATAACGTCCGATTGGAATTGTATGGTAAAAAATATCACATAAAAAAACAATGTGATAATGAAAACCTATTGAAGCAATTGATAAGAATGGATATCCTATTTACCCAGATCAATGAAATACCACGCGAAACAAATTGAAGCACTCGAACAGCTAGCCATCGACAACGATTGTAGGCAGTTGTTGTATGGTGGAGCTGCATCAAGTGGAAAGTCATTTCTTGGTTGTGATTGGCAAATAAAAAGACGATTGAAATATCCCGGAACGCGCGGATTAATTGGACGTTCTGAACTAAAAAAACTGCGCCTATCTACAATGGCAACGTTCTTTGAATTGTGTTCGATGTATGGGTTGAATCCCGACAAACATTGGACGTATAACGGCCAAGACCACGTTATTAAATTCTACAACGGCAGCCAAATTATATTGATGGATTTAGCGGATTTACCGAGTGATCCAGAGTTCCAAAGATTTGGATCAATCGAATTAACGGATGCCTTCGTTGATGAAGCTGGAGAGGTATCTCAAAAATGTATCGACATCCTCTCATCGCGATTGCGTTATAAGCTAATCAACGACAAACCAAAGTTACTAATGACGTGTAATCCGCACAAAGGTTGGTTATACAATGAATTCTTTGATGCGCAGCGTAATGGCACAATAAGAAAAGACAGGCGATTTATACAGGCATTGCCAACTGATAACCCCCACGTTTCAGAGGTGTATCTTGAATCGTTGCAAATGCTGCCAATCATTGACCGCAAAAGGTTGCTCGAAGGAGATTGGGACTACGATGAAACGAAAGACCGCATTTATGAATACGATGATTTGCTCCGATGTTTTCGTTTGCCAAATAATGACAAGTCAAATAATGACAAGTTCATTACTGCGGATATTGCGCGGATGGGAAATGATAGAACGGTAATAGTGTTGTGGAATGGATTACACGCTGAAAAGTTCATTGTGTTAAAACACAAACCAATTAATGAGGTGGTTGATACCATTCGCCAGTTGGCAGAATCTAATGGTGTAAGGTTGTCGAATGTGCTATGTGATGAAGATGGGATTGGTGGTGGAGTGGTTGACTTTATGAAATGCAAAGGTTTCTTGAATGGATCAAAAGCGGTGCGAGATAATTACATGAATTTAAAAGCGGATTGTTATTTTAAGTTAGGTGAACTGATAACGACTAATGCCATTACTTTTGAATCCACACACAAAGACATCATTATTAAAGAACTCGAAATGATACGCAGGGAAAAAATTGATAGCGATGGAAAATTACGAGTTACTAATAAGGAAACATTGCAGAAGAAGTACGGCATTTCTCCCGACTTTGCGGATGCTATCATGATGAGAGCGTTCTATGAATTAAAAAAGAATTTTGGTAAATATGCATTCGGTTAAATAAATTTAATATATTTGAAATCTAAAACAAAAACAAAATGAAACTAAATGAAATGATTAAACTGGAAGCCGAATACTACGCAGCATTCGGTGGAGATGGAATGAGTGGCGAATCGTACTTCGCGTTTATGGCAGGTGCTAAATACGCACTCAAATTAATTGCTCAAGAGATTAATGATGAACTATAAATGGACAGCAAACTTAATTTAGTGTCAATAATTGGAATACAAAAATGGAATTAAAAACTGCAATAGAAATACTTGAATACCATCAGGAATGGCGATTGGGTAAAAGAGATGATATAATCCATGAGCCTAAAAAATTGACAGAGGCTTTAGATCTAATACTAAGCGAGGTAAAAAGAACAAAATCTATGGACAGACAAAAACTAATAAAGCAATTGTTTGTAGGCAAAGTATCTGACATAATTGGATTTGAAAAGGCAATAGAGTTACTAAAGGAATCAACAGTTGCTATTGACGAGATGCTTAAATCATGTTAACTCACATTTTGTCCAGTTTATTAACTAAAAAACAAGACAAATATGAAAGAAGGAAATGAAAATCAACAAGATACAAATAAGCACCTACTTGATAAATTTAATGTAGGTGCTATTGGGTGCATCTATTATGCACAAACTCTTTTGATAATCAAAAAACAAAAAATATGAGCGACAAAAAACAGACAGCATTAAAATGGTTATTAGAACAATGGCCTATTCTTGAATCACAGTTACCATCATCTATTATTGATGAAGCACTACAAATGGAAAGACAACAGATTGTTGATGCTTATACTGCAAAAAGCGTAATAAGAATAAGAACTAAAGCTGAACAATACTACAACGAAACATACGGAGGTAAAAATGAGTAAACAGACAGCAGTGCAGTGGCTATATGATGAATTATCTCACTGCCTACATCGTGAGGAAGTATGTGATTTGGTCTATAAATTAGAACAAAAAGTACTACAAATGGAACAAGACCAGATTGAAAAATCATACACATCAGGTAGGGAACAATGGCAAAAATATGAATTTGCCCATTCTAATTATGAAAACGATGTGGAAATTCCAACCCCAAGAAAATACTACAACGATACATACGGAGGTCAAGATGAAAACTGAAATAACAAAAGATGAATTAGAAAAGGTCAAGGTGTTGAATCTGTTAATGTGGTTACAAGCATCCATTTACGCAGGGGATGAATGCGAACCAATCAAATGGTTTTACAACCACCAAACAAAAATGCTATTGAAACGACTGAACGACAGCATCCAGCGTGAACATGGAAAGACAATAACCGCGTTATGGAATGCAGATGGCGCAATACTGCCAGACATCACTCAACAGATTGATGATTTTACTTATGAGATGTCAACCTATGGCTATTGGATGCTTCCCGAATTAACCGAATTTATCCGTAAACAAAAAGAAACACAACCTAAAATTGAAATTATATGACAGCAAAAGAAAAGGCCAAGCAATTATTTGAGGATTATTATGCAATTATCCTAGGAGCAGATTCTGAACTTTCAGAAAACATCACAACATCTGTTTTGGCAAAATCATCTGCATCAAGAGTAGCAGATGAGATTATCAAAGAAATTGTTGAAAGCGCAAACAATGAAATAAAATCTACGCGAGTGATTTACTGGGAAAAAGTAAAGGAAGAAATACTAAAGCTATGAATATAACACACGATTTTGACAACCTGCAAAGCGAAACATACAAAGAAGTAATAACCGATCTCATTGCGCGTGAAAAGATGGGACGAATTAAATACGGAGTGACTGTGGACAAAGCTAATTTAAGCGAACAGGAATGGCTC